TAGTAGGTGATGCAATGGTAGATGTAGTTGTAGTGATAGGACTTGTTAAGTGTGTAGCCTTGTCCTGCTGAATTGTATAACCAGCAAGGTTAATTAAAACCTCGTCCGTTAGTTCGTTTAATAGGATACCCATTACCACTTTACCTTATCTGCCCAGTAGGCTGCACTTAGTTTGCCCTTGCTAATATTTTTTGCATGACGGGCTTTGAAAGACTTGCGCCGTGCTGCGTAGGATGCAGACTCACCAGCCTTCTTAGGAGAACCAGATACACCCTGCTGCCCAAAACGAATTGTCTTAACTTGAGTTCCTTCTTTAGCCACAACTACGTGTGACTTCTTAGGATGGTTAGGAGTACGCTTAGGCTTGTTATAGCCTGATACGCCAGCACGGGTTAATCTAGAATCTTTTTTCATCTGTACTTAGCCGTCTTCTTTGCTATAGGTTTAGGTTGTTTTACAAACTGTTTGCCAGCCTTAGTACCAGCACGTTTAGCAGCAGAGGTTCTTGCATACTCTGTGCTGCTTAAAGCCGCTCTTGCTTTTTTAGGTAAGTACCGCTCACCAGTAGCCTTAGCACCCTGGGTACTTGGCTTGCCTGATTTAGTACCCCACTCTTCTTTAGTCCATTTAGATAAAGACTTTTGTTTGCTTGTCTTAGGACCAGAATAACTACCACCAGACTTCTTATACGCCTGTGCTAGGAGTTGGGCTTTACGAGCAGACCACTGACCAGGCTTACCACCTTTAGAGCCAGACATAATCTGATTCTTCAAACGTTCCCGTAGACCTGGTTTAGTGTATGCCATTTTACCAGCCGTACCTATCCTTTAGAATCTTCTGCATAGCAGCATCTTGTGGAGTCATTTTAGGAGTTTTCTTAGGAGTTACTTTTGGCTTTGGCTTTGGAGTTGGCTTTACTTTGCCAAGGTCCTTTAATCCAACTGTGCTGCCATTAGGCAATACAACTGTTACGCCAGACTTCTTAGCCATAGGTTTCTTAGTACCAACTGCAAGCTTACGTGGTGCAACTGGCATTCTTTTTTGTGCTGTTTTTTTAGTGCTTTTGATTCCATACCTTCAGCCTTGGCATACATCTTTGCTGCCTTCTTACCTGCTGGTGTGTATGGGAACTTCTTGTCTCCAACCATTGGCATTATATTGCTCCTACTTCTTTTAGTTTAGATACGGTATTGTTTTGGATTATCCTGCTATCACCCATGGTGTTGGCATCAAATGCTTTACCCATGACATCAGATGCACGAAGTGCTTCCTGAATTTTTTTCATTGAAGTACCAGCAGGTTGGATTCCATCGGCACGTGCAGCGCGATAGGCTTCTAACTCGCCATCCCATTTTTTGTTACTTACCATCTTCTGAGAAGATGAATCTCCTGGGTTTAATTGCAACCCTAAAATCTTGCATCCAAAGCAACCTTCAACATCTTCTGGATGGTCTAGTCTGTGTCTCATACTGTCTCCACTGTGTAGCCTGCAGCCTCAAGGCTAGCCTTCTCACCTTCAGTTACCTCATAGGAGTATCCTCCAATGTAGGCTTCGTCAGCAGCCTCTACTTCTTCTGAGGATGGATAACGAACCTCAAAGTATTCGCCATCTATCTTTAATACTGTTATACCTCTTACGAGTCTAAACTGTTCAAATAGACGGCCTGTACCTGCTGGGCCTTCACTTACTGTAGGTGTTGTGAATCTGTATGCCATATAGCCTCCTAAGCCGTTTTATGGATAGAGCAGGGGTTTCCCCCTGCCCCACCCATCTAATTACTTAGATTATGCACGAACTGATGAAGCAGTCTCAATGCGGTATAGCGCCTCTTGGCGATAGATAGACCAGTTGATGATACCGTGCCAGCCGACTGGGCGGAAGCGGTTCAACTTATCTACAACGTTACCAAACTCAATGCCTGGTTCCTTCCATACTGCTTCAGCAAGTGCTTGCTGTCCTAGTACGTAAGTGTTGTAAACACGAGCCTTTGGTGTAACTGTAAGTGTGTTTGTTCCAACAGTTCCTGAGTTAGCGACAGACACTGTGAATGTAGTGTTTGTTGCACCAACTGAGATTGCTGTAATCAAAGCACCTGAACCAACGTTTGTACCTGAGATGGCATCGCCAACCTCAGCAAGACCACCGAATGCAGCGTTTGCTGCAACGATTGTGAACTCACCTGATACACCTGAAACTGCAGGAGCAGTAGCAAGTGCTGTTAGAGCCTTACCTGAAATGGTGTTAGTCATGCGTGGTGTCTCAATAAAACGGACACCTTCCCATGCGCCTAGTTCACCAGCAAATAGTGGACCAACATTCTGGTACTCATGTGGTGTACGCCAGATGTTGTTACCTGTCTCTGTGCGTAGGTCGTGTGAAACTTCTGGGTGGATGTATGAAACATACATTCCGCCACGTGGAACAACATTAGAAGCACGCAACTTTGTTACAGCGTAACGGATGTCGCGTCCCTTAAATGTGTCTGTTGTGTCAATTGTTGTCTTAGCAGCAGTTGTTGAAAGCGCTCCGCCTGATTCACGGATAACGTTTGTACCTGCGTCAAGAACAGCAGCAACACCATTGTCTAGTGTAGTTGCCATGTTGAATGCAACTGCGTTAGCAATCCATGGGTCAACATCTGCAAGTGACATTAGTGACAACTTGCGAGTTGGAAGTACTACGCGACCTAGTTCTGTCTGTGCGACATCTAGTGTTGTAGTTGCTGGTAGTGCTACTGCGTCTGGGTCTACAGTTTCAGCGAGTGTTGCACCAGCAATTGTGGTGTCAGCAATATCGTTGTGGAACTGGAAACGGATTGAAGAACCATCGTGAGTTGGGTTTCCGATTTTCTTGTCCGCGATTGCACGGAACTGTGGCACTGAACGCAAGTTGAGTTCAATCAACTTATCGTATGCCATAGTAACAAGATTGGAACCTAACCCAGAGGTTGAAGTTGAAAAGACATCGGCCATTTGGCGATATCCCCTTTCTAATTAGTGTGCGGTTTTTATTGACCGCTGAGAATGGATATGATTTCTTCCTCAGATGAGGCATTTGCAATTAATCGCGCAATGTCTTCTGAATAAGCGGGAGTGTCAGCCGTTTGAGTAACAGAATCCTGTTGCTGTAAAGCACGTATGTTTTCTGTATCAACTGGCTTTTCTTGCTGAGGCGTGTACCCAATTAAGTCACCGTTCTCAACGAGCCAGTTTGACACTGCGTCTTCATTGATGGTGTCTAAGTCCTTAAGGACAAGACGGGCGGCCTTAGTGTTTACTCCCTTTGATTCAAGGATTTCTTTAACGGTTCGCTCATTACGTTCCTTGGAGAAGTTCGCTAGTTGTTCTTCAAGTTCCTTAATGCGCTTTTCATCTGCTCGTTTGGCTTTTCTTAGGTTAGCGATACCATTATCGTCATACGAGTGTTGAGAACGATTTAATTCATTCTCTAGATTTTCGTTATCGTTTTCCCAGTATTGTTCGTTGCTCATGCAACATCACCCTTCATTAGTAGTTATCGCAGACCACAATCAAATAAGGGGATACTTGTTTGGCTTCTGCTACCAGACTCTTACACCTGACGGGGCTGGCGTGTCCGTCTAGGGAAATTAAAATGCGCTGCTGTTGCTACTGCCTAGTGCGCCACGGGCTAAGCCTGCTGCGCCACTAAATGAGCCTACTTCTTTTTCGGCCAGTCTCAATCGCTTACGCCTTGCAGATTCAAGTTCTCCAAAGACCTCTTGCTCTGCTGTTGCTTGAGTATAATTAATACCTTCTTCGCCATAAATCTGACCAAGTTTTGTAGTGGTAGGAAGTACTTCACTGATTGCTTGATAACCCTCACGGGCTTTATCTCTAGTGATACCTAGTTGAGCAAGGGCTGTAGCACTGGTTACATCTGTTAGTAGATTCTGCTTAAGTGCTTCATTACCAATTTCGGCAGATAGAACCTTTTCCTGCAACTTAGGTAGATTCTCTTTAGGGTTAAGAAAATACTTAACCAAGTCAGTGTCTTGAATATTATAGAATGACTTAAGGGTAGCCTTAACATTAGGGTCAGCATTATTGACTCGTGTTACTACTGTGTCAATTCTGTCCTTAAACTCTGTAGCAGAAATATCGTTACCAATAATGTCAGCCATCTTAGCCTGAGATACTTTGCGGTCTACTCCAAAGTAACCCTGTAATCCATAGGCACGAAGAGTCTCATTGTATGAATCTTCTAACTGTAGATAGGTTGCCTCTGATACTACGTTAAGTCCAGCCTTGCGGCGAATTTCATTACCACGGAAGCGGTTAACATAGGCAGCAGTCTTGCGTAATTCTACTGCTGCTTGGTTAGAACCAAGTCCTTCTTCCATAAACTTTTTAATTTCAGGTACTAGTTCGTGTAGACCATAATCCTTAAATGTATTTTCAAGTAGTGTGTATGCATCTACATCTACTGTTGACTTGTATTTGTTACCAGAAGTAAGAAGAGTTTT